CCCTTCTTTAATCTTTAATCGTAGGGGTTTTCTGAAAGTACGTATTCCATATGATGACCCCTTCTTTTAAATTACTCCTATATACTGAAATAAAATTTTTGGGAAATTTTTCCCCTATTCCAACGAGTGGGGTTTTTTATTTGGAAATCTGAAAATTTATACTTACCTTTGTAAAAAAACTTTCTTATACACCTTGTTATAACCAGTACGGTGATTTTAAGATAAACTTGATTAATTAAATAATTAGTAGTATTTTTGTAAAAAATAAAATTATGGAAAAAGAAAAATTAAAAAAAGGTTTTTATTTAATAAAAGCTGACACTAAAGATTATTCCTTAACAGAGGAAAAGAAAAAAGAAATTGATAATTTGGATTGTAAAGAAGAACATAAAGATTTTTTTAAAAAACTGTTTAATGAACCAACACCAAAAACAGATGATTTACTGGTTGAATTAGTTGGTGAAAACCCTTTTTTAAAAATAAAAAGTGTTAAAAATGTTGTTACTGGTTTGGATATTACTAACAAGTTTTTAAAAGAAGTAGATGATGTTAATTCCTTAATTACCTTTACTAAACATTTAGAGTGGATTCCACAGAACACATAATGTAGTATTGGTGCTAACGGTTGGGTGTATGAGAAGGTTTTTTGTTTCTTATATATTTATTGTTGTATGAAAATCATTATCACAGAAAACCAATTTAAATCTTTATTAACGGAATCAATTGCTGATGATTCGGAATTAAGAGATATTATAAAAAATTATGAATCCACTGTTGTTGATTCAAAAGGTAACCATTATGTATTTGATGATAAGGATTCAAAAAACCCAAAAACTTTTATTTCAAATAATAAACTAAAAAAGGGTGGAACATTAACAATTGGGTGGGGACATACAGGTAAAGAAGCGACAATAGGAAATAAGATATTAAATTCAAAGGCTGAAGAGTTATTAACAAAAGATATTATAGAAAAAGAAAATATTGCAAAGAAAGTATTATTTCCAAAATATGATAAGTACCCATTATATATACAAAGGGTATTAGTTAATACCGTGTTTAGGGGGGAGGCAAAAACATCTCATGAATGGGTAAGGGCAATAAATTCAGGTAATTGGAGTTTAGCAGCTAAAAAATATGTTGAAGGATGGAACATTAATTTTTCTCAAGCAAAAGACCCCAAATATAAAGGTGGGGTTGCCAATAGAATGGTAAACAATCAAGAAGCATTTATTAAGTATGGTAATGAATTAAAAACAAAAAAACCTGTTGTTAAAAATTCCAAAACCGAAACCGAAAAACAAAGGTGTTTAAAAATGTTACCAAAGGAGTTGGTCTATAGACCTGAATGTGATAAGTACTTTAAAAGTAATTACAATATGGATTATGGTTATGATTTTCCTGAAATGTTTTATACCGTAAAATCAGGTGATACTCTTTCGGGGATTGCATCAAAATATGGTAAATCTGTTACTGTGGATAAGTTAAGAAAGTTAAATAATTTAACGTCAGACAATATCAAACCGGGACAAAGATTAAAAATAAAATAATTTAAACTTATTTCTAAAGAGTGGATTTTTTTTGATTATCATACTATTTACTAATAAACAAATAATATTATGGCAAGAATTACAAGATTAACAGAAAACGATTTGGCTCGTATCGTTAGACGAGTTATTACGGAACAAGGAGGAGCAGTTGGTGCGATAGGCAACGCTCTAGGCAAGGCTCTTCCAAACGCAAATCAACCTTTACCCGTGAAAGGAACTCCAACCGCTACCACCGCAATGAACTATAATTCATTAAGACCTTGCAACCTTGGGGAAGTAGGAAAACTTGTGAAGCAATCAAATATTCTTGCATTATCGAATAATAAACCGTTTTGCAAAATTGTTAGTCCCGCTAGATAAAATAAATTTACTATACAGTTCCAAATAAAAATATTATGGCAAGAATTATAAGATTAACAGAAAACGATTTGGCTCGTATCGTTAGACGAGTTATTACGGAACAAAAAACTGCTGTAAGAGCAGCGGGAAAGGCTGTTGGTAACAATCCAGTGAAAACAAACGCAACTCCACCTTTAAAAACCATTGTATTCGCGGACCCATCCGCCACTAAAGCACAAACTAATATTGATATTTTACCTCCATCAATAAAACTCAATGGTCCTAACGTTCGTTTTTCTTATAGAATTGCTGGTCAACCCCAGATTATGACTGGTGTCTTTTATTGTTCCACTAATAATCAGATTAAGATAGTTAATAAAAACGGGGCTCCGTTTAAATCATCGTACATCTCAAATAAAAGAGCGGTTACACTTAAATCTAAGTGTGGTACATCACAAGGTTATGCTAGCACAAATACAGGTGTAGATACAAGCCTAGCATAAAAAAAGTAATTAATGTAAGAACCCCATCTTTATCAGGTGGGGTTTTTTGTTTTATATATTTATTGTTGTATAAAAATAATAATTAATTCTTCTTTTTAAATTGTGTCCGGAAACGAAACCCGACTTCGTCGGTTTTTCTGAGCGACCGAACCCTTCGGGTCTTTTTCATTCACTAAGTTGTCCATTATAGTTGGTCTTAGTTGGTCTCTCAGAAAATGTCGGATATCTAAAAAAAAAAATTTGGAAATGAGGTATTATTATTATTATCTTTGTGGTGTAAAATATTTAAAAATGGAAAATAATAATAGTGTATGTTATGTTGGAATAATCGGAGAGGTTAGGCCAATAGAAGGGGCAGACAACATAGAACAAGCGTTGGTTGGTGGATGGAATGCCATAACAAAAAAAGGAGAATATCAAGTTGGTGATAAGGTTGTTGTTGCAACTACTGATGCGGTTATACCACAAAAACTTTCTGATGACTTAGGTGTTACAAGTTATCTTCGTAAAGGTCAGAGAGTAAGAACTATAAAACTTCGTAAGGTTTATTCTGAATGTTTAATAATACCAATAGGGTTTGTTCCGGAAAAATATAGATATGATGGTTCTGACTGCATGGAGTTACTTGAAGTGTTTAAATACGAACCACCAGTTAAGATGGTTCAGTTAAGTGGGGGTAGAAAAATCAAATATTCCCAAAACCCTAACTTCCATATCTACTACAAGTTTCCTAACTTAAAGAATGTGCCTGAAATGTTTAACGAAGATGACATAGTTACTGTTACTCGTAAACTTCACGGAACAAATGCGAGATTTGGAATTGTCAAAAAGAAAAAACTTTCAATATTTGATAGAGTTAAAAAGTTATTTGGAAACAAATGGGTTAACTACGAATATGTTTTGGGAAGTCATAACGTAGAGAAAGGGTCTGAATCTCAAGGGTTTTACTCTACAGATGTGTGGAAAACTATATCGGATAATTACAAAATAAAAGATAGACTATGGGATTATGTTAAGAAATATGGTAGTCCTGACTATTTGGGTGATGGGTTAATCATCTATGGTGAGATATATGGCCATGGTATACAAAAAAATTATGATTATGGTTTAACTGATATTAAATTTGCTGGTTTTGATGTTGAATTAAATGGTGATTACCAACCTTATTACGGTGAAAGGAATGTCTTTCAATCGTTGGGATTACCAAGAGTTGAGGTTCTATATTTGGGGACTTGGTCCAAAGAAAAACAAGATAAATATGTATTCAATAACAATATAGAAGGAACCAAAGTTCCTCACGAAGGTGTGGTTGTTAAATCTGTTACTGGTGATAGGCACAAAGTTGGTAAAGTAATCAACCCTGATTACACTATATTTAGTGAAAAAAATAACGTAGGTGACTCCCATTAACTTGATGGGGTCACTTTTTTTTATTATTATTAAATAATATGGAACAGAAGTTAAATGTATTATTATTATTATTATCTTTGTGGTATGAGAATTGATAACTTTTTAAAAAAACTTACTATTGAAGAACTGATTGAGGTACAATCTAAATCTTCGGGTATAATCCACGATTATAAAGATGGATATTTTTATATCTGTGAGGTACGTTCTTATGGACGTAATTGGAAGAATTCGGATATCTATAATACCCATACTCTTCAGGAGTTATGTCACCAATATTATGGTGACGATGGTATTGTTGATATATATTCTAATAACCCCGACTTATCTGGTATTGATAACTATGGGGTTCTTAAATTTATTCCATCCGTTGAGGACCATAAGAAATGGAAGCACTATATGTACATTAAGAATTCTATTCCCCGACATGAGGAAGAACTTGATAATTGGGATAAACGTGAGGATGTTCCTTTTAAGTATAGACCATCTTCCGCTCCGTTCTATAGTCGTGAGGATATTGATGAAATGAAATTAAAGTTGGAAAACTTTGATATGAATTTTGTTGAGCCAAAATCTTATATTAATAATGCTGAAGAATAAGATGAAACAGACCGCAGTAGAATGGTTGGGAAAAGAATTAGAATCATATGGTGACCCACAATTTTGTGAAATAGAATGGGAACAATTAGATTTACTAATACAACAAGCCAAAGAAATGGAGAAGGAAACTTTAGAATTCCTAAAAGATTTTGACACTTGGAAAGAATGGAAAAATAAATTGATGAGTAATTAAAGATATGTCTGAAGTAGATTTAATTGACGAAAATTTATGGGACCATTATAGTGGTCTTCCAAATCCTGCGTGGTATCAATATAAAAAAAAATTAAATGAAGAAAAAGATACGGATAGTAGTATTGATTTGGGAGTTATTGATGAAGAGGTTTAAACGTAAAAGAAAAAGTATATGGGAGTTATGATTATTTTTTAT